ACCTGTTGTTGGGTCTGCTGGATTTACTGGTCCAACCCAACTAGCCTTTTTTCTTGCCATTACGCCATCCTATCCTTAAGACGTTTGGCTGAATGCTGTGAAAAACAATCTGCACACATACCTTTACTGTACATCGCTTGAACAGGATTCATGATTACGCCACATTGTGGGCATGGGTGTGAACCGTTATAACTCATAGCGTTATCTACAATTTTTTTGGCTTGCATCTCTAGGATGAAGCCACCATCGCCGTCATCCATTACTTCTCCCCTGCGTGCCAAGAACGAACGTTTTCATTGTCATGATAGGTCATTTCTTTTTGGTTAGGGTTAGAACTTTGGCTACGCATGTCTAATCCATCGCCTGTTGGAAATGCGGTGTAAACCGCTCCTTCATGAGCACTCTTTAAACTAATCTCTGCGTTTTTTGCTGCATCAATATTAGAACTACGAATGTCTAGTTTTGTTTGGAATCGACTTGGGTTTGACCAACGTCCTGCCCAACGTGCTGCATTGCTATTTCCCATTAGTTGGCTCCTAACTCATTGCGTGCTGAACCTGAATAACCTGCAACGCCTCCTGAATACCAAGCGACACGTGGCTCAACATAGTTTCTGTCAATAGTTACTATGTCATCAATTCCAAAGACTTTTCGGTCATACCCGTACTTTTCTGGGAAAAGACGTATCTGTGGCAGGGTTGGACGTACCATTTTTTGAATATCTGCCCCTGGAATGTTCATAACCATTAAGGCTTGAGAAGTTAAGCGTTCTTCGTTAGACGACCATGGACCGTTGTACTGCCAACGCTTTGCTACTTGGTCGGGCTGAAAAGGTGGACGACTAGCCCACGGCTTTGTGTGGTCATAACGACCATCTACACCGTTACCTCTCATTGTCTTCTTCCCTTCGGTTGTGCAACCCAAACGGCTGCCTGTACCTGTTGCGGAACTAATGAACCGCCAATTCTGTATGTTGCATTCTTGTAAGCATCAGCAAAATGGTTGTAACGACCACCTACTACTTTTCCACCCAAATCATCTAACGCTCCATGTTGAGCAACGGCAGCGTTATATGCGTGACGGTCAATGGTTACATGATGAGGAGAATCAGGATTAGCAATGTTATGGTAAAAATTGAAGGTCTTTGGTCCAGTCTTTTCGCTAAACTCTTGGTCAGGGTCTTGCCCCTCCAAGATTCTTTGAGCCTTACGAACATTTTGCATACCGCCAGTTGATGTTGTTGTGCCTGTCTTTACAAGTTCTTCTGCTTTGCGGACGTTTAATCCCCACTCAGTCATAGGACTTAGGGCAGAAAGAATACCTGCTCCTTTGCGAGCATCGCCTTTGCCTATCTTGGTTGCAATTTCATTTGCTTTTGCGTACCAAGAATGTCCTGCTTCTCTTTGTTCTTTAGACGCTCCTTCATAACGACGTTGAATTTCAGCAACGTGTTTTCCCATCTGCTGTTGTGACCACAGTGGGCTAAATCTTTCTCTTTCTACTCCGTCCACGTTATCTCCAAACAGGACGCATTGATGCCCATTTGTCTGAACGCTTTGCGTACAGTTGACCTGGTTCATCAGCACGGAGATTTGCTTTTCCGTCGTTTACCAAGTGTGGGGCTGGAGTTAACTCAACCTCTGGCTTTGAACGGTCAGATAAAAAGACAGCCACACCGTTGTGATTCACTAACTTAGACTTTGCTTGACGTGCTAATCCACGGGTGGGCTGTAATTCTGGAGGCCAGTAGTACTGGGATGGGTCAACACGTTCACCTTTGTGAACTCCGCGTTGATACGCTTTTTTGTTGACATTGTTCTTTAGAGAATCTAAAAGACGGTCGTCACGACGACGAGTTGTAAGAGTTCCAAGGTAACCATCTGGATACTCTGCAGAAGGAACGCGACCAACACCAAGACGCATGAAGTCCATATCTGAACGGACGGAAGGACCACCAACACCGCCTTGATTGTTGTAACCAGATAAACCGCCAGCACCTAATGCTTGCCAGTTCTGGCTTGGATTCATGTTATTTGATGGCATTACTCACCTCGCATACGGTTAACGCGATTCTCATTTATTGTACGAAGAATGTGCTCGTATGTAATTGGTTTCCCGTTTAACATCCCCGCTTTTTTATCCCAGTCTTTGTTCTTGTACTGATTGCGAGTAAAACTTCCTTCGCCTGGTGTATCTAATGCACCTGGACGATAGCGTGGGTCAACGTCGTTCTTACCCAAATCAGCGGTATGCAAAAGAACATCTCCACCGCCACCCATGTTGTGACCACGTGCTGAAACACGTGTCTTTGGCATTCCATAAGATGCTTTTTGCTTTTCAGCAACACCCATCTCTTGTGCTTCTTTAGGGGTCTTAACTTGTACAGATAAATCTTGGTCTGCTACACCTGGGGTGGCTGGATTCTTCCAAACTCCGTGTACTGCTCCTTCATGTGTAGAAGCAAGTTGGTGATGTGCTTGACGATAGTTAGCGATGTCCTCTGCTTTAACAGGCATAGCAGTTGGCTTTTCTGCACCGTCAAATGCAGTCATAAACCCTTTACCCTTAACGTGTTCACGGCTTGAAAAGCCGACAGATGCACCGTAATTGTCTGGGTGGTTAACGTAGGCTGCTAATTGCTCGTTGCTCAATGACTCGCTCATACACCCTATGTTCTAGGGTAGACTAAGTTTTGTCAGGGTAAAGGAGAACCAAAATGGGGCATACGCACTACGTTGCAATAGCAATAATTGGTAACAACCGCTTTCAGGCGGTATGTAACCCTGTTAAATGTGGTTGGGCTGGCTCAGTTACTACACAACGAGATTTGGCGGAGTCGGAGAAACAGGCTCATTGTATAGAAACTCTTGTCCCTGATACAAAGCAGCACCTTCGATAATGTGAACTAATTCAACCGCGAAACGTCCCGTTTCTTCGTTGTACCAAACCACTGCTACACCCTGTTGCCAATTTTCCCAATGTTTTCCTGGTTTACCATCAGAACTTACACCTGAGTTAACGGATGGAACTGCACCATCAATACGGCATAAACATCCTGGAGAAACAGCAACACTGCGAATTGGACCATCAGCATCGTAAGTAGTTCTGTACTGCAACTCTTGACGATGAATGTGTCCATAAATTGTGGATAGGTGGGGTGTGTCATTTGTGTATGCAGCAGCGGTTGAGCCATTGCTTCGCACTTTAGTTCCGTGCATTGCACGTAGATATTTGCCCAGCCAAATTTGAGAGTCTAAAGAAGGATACTTGTCGTAAAACTCAACGTTTAACTCCTCTAAACACAAAAGGTTTTGAACGCTAAGTACTGGTTCACCTGACGGCTTATCAGCCTTACGTAATCCGTAAGAAGCCTGTCCATTGCGAAACGCATACAGACTAAGGCGATTGTCGTGGTTACCTTCTAGTAGAGCAATACGAGCATCGGGTGCAATTGCTCGTTGTTTTGCTAAGAACTCATAACCGTAGTTAATGGCTAACTGAGTTGTGTTAGCAAAAGAAGGTTCCTGAGCAAAACGAGAATGCTCTGGCAAATCAAGAAAATCTCCAAGATTAATGATGTCATCAACCCCATACGTTTCTTGAACGTAGGCAGTAATCTGAAGTGCAACATCAATTGCTGCTAAATCGTGGAAAGGGTCTAGTGTTCCATCTTCGTAACGACGATAACCAATCTGTGGGTCAGGCAAAATTACCGCACATTTAAGTTTTGTTTTTGTTTTGTCGTGACGAGTAGGTGTCCAACCAAGGTTTACCTGTACTGGGTCTGCTTGACGTAAAGGCTCGTAACCTTCCCATGCAGGGTGAATTACATACTTGTAACCTTCAAGGTCGTGAACAGTTGCGTTACCATCTTCATCTTTGGTAACTGTTTGATATGTAGAGACGCTTACCTTAGAAATACGACCCAAGTCATCTGGGTCTAACCCTTGTTTCTCTAAAAGTTCTCGGACTTTAGAATGCTCTGCAGCCTTCTTAAGTTCCTCCCAGTTATTATCTAACGACATGCACAAGTTCCTTGTCTGTGAGTCCGCATTGTGTCTTTACATAACTGCGTTGTAATAACTGTTTCGAGTTCTCGCCATAATTCGGCATGACTTAAATCAGAGTCCAACATTATTTGGACAATTTCTGCTTTATCTGAAGGTAAACTGTTGAGCCACTTTGAAAATTTACAGTGCTTTGGGGTAACAGGTCTGTCGTTTAGTCTAACTAAAAGTTTCTGGAAGTCTTCAATTGACGCTTCTTGTTCCATAATTAATGATTCCATCTCTACCTCTCCTGTAAGGATTTACTTGAGGAAATCTTACAGAAGGTAGCGATGAAACGCGAGAGAGACTCGCCGACTAATTATTTCTTAAATTCTCCGTAATTAGGGGAGTTGTCGCCCCAATTATAGAAGGAGCCAGCAGTCTGCTTAGACAAAGGAGTGGGAGTTCCGTAAGGGTCACTCTGATTTGCCCAAGCAGTACGTGCTTGTGCTGAAGACATGTTTGTAGAACCAAGTGGACGTGGCGAAGTAACACCACGATACGGTTGTATCGATTGTCCTTGATTTTGTGCTGACGAGAGATTGCCGTTCATTGCTTATCGCATTGAATCGGATGCGCCACCAGAAAATCCTTGACGAGCACCCATTGTTGAAGGAACAATACGAGCATTTGCCATTGTTGCACCTGCTGCTGGGTCAATTGTTGGCATCTTTGCAGTGATTGAGTGCTTTGCACTTAAGCGTTCTGCTGAACCTGCATCAACCTTAACTGGTGTACGACGTGGCTTTGCTCCCATAACAGCAGGGTCTGCTGACTGAGTGCCCTTCTTAGGCATTAGTGTTCCACGCATTTCGCCTACGGCGATGCGAGCACTGCCACCTGAAATCATTGCTTCAAGGTTGCTTGGAATCTCAACTGAAGTTTTCTTTCCTGCACCATCCATGTGATTTGATGCTGCTCCTGCACGACGACGCATAGCATGTCCTTGCTTTCTGTAATCTGACATTAGAACTCCTTTGTGCCCTAAAAGAAGGATACCTTCTTTTAACTGGCTTGAATGCTAAAAACGATGGCAGAGATTTCTCCATCGCGGGACTCAATGGTAGTAAATCCTGGTCGGCAAGTAAGGTCTAACCCTCTTGGGGCTACGTACCCACGTGCAATTGCCAGGGCTTTGACTGCTTGGTTGACGGCTCCTGCACCTACGGCACGGAGTTTAACCTGATGGTCTGCATAAAGAGCATGGGCAATAGCAGAAGCCACGGATTGTGGGTTGCTTCCTGCTGATACTCTTAGAAACGGTTCGTCTTTAGATACCGCGTTTTCTAGTTCGGTCACGATTTAGTATTCCTTTGCTACGTTTTGTATGCCATCCCTGCAACAAAGGTAGGTATAAATCAAGGCTTCGTCAGCCTAAACGTGGCTCATCTCTGTACTTTGGGTCAGACATTTGCTTGATTACCGCCTTTTCTACGGCATCTATACCCTTTCCAGCAATTAAACGGGCTAAGGCATAGGAGTCAGCAGCATTGTCATCCGAGAACTCAACTCCCCAACGCTTGTACATCTGGAGCAGCATCTCCTGTTTTTTGGCGTTGCCTTTACCTGCAGCAAACTTCTTTAAGGTCATTGGAGGAACTTGTAGTGGGTAATGGTTATGCAAACGAAGTTCTAACTTAACGGCTCCTGCTAACTCACCTAACTTTAATGCTGCGGGACTTTGCAGTACAGAGCCTTCCATTGCCACATCTAGGATTTTGCCACCACGAACTTCGTATTCGTAAATAACCTCACGCATAAACTCTTGTATGTCTAGCAATCGTTCAACGCCAAAATAAGGGGATTTATAAACCCAAGCGGTGTACTTAGACAAATCATCTGCCTGTACAGCAGCGATGGCAAACCCAGTTAATGATTGGTCAATACCTAAGTAAACTTCTTTACCAACCTCAAGTCCGCCATCAAATTGTTTTGTCATACGTTTTCTTGACTAAGAACTCTAACTGTTCAAGGTTTCCATCATTTACTAATATGTTGTCAAAGTTGTAGTCATCCATTTCCCATTCGGAAACATGTGCGTTTACGGCTTCAACTCCTGGTCTTTGAACTCTCCAGATATGTCCTCCGTGGTTCTGTATAACCTCTGCTTCATTTTGAAACCTTACATCTGTAATTACGTAATTGCTATCTTCACGCATTTTACTAAATGCAGCCATAATCCAAATGTCTTGATAAATGTGTACACGAGCAGAATATCCAAGGTGTTGAAGCATTTCACGAACTTCAGGGTTTTTCTTAGCAATGTCCCAACCGTACTCATCAACTAAATCAACCAAGGAGTTACCGTTAATTTTAGGGTCAATTGCGTAAAGAATTTTACGAATTGGGTCTGCAAAAGTAACCCGTTCAAACCCATACTCTTTGACAAGAACGTCTGCAACTGTGTCTTTGCCAGACTGTGCGTATCCTGATAGACCAATAATCATGATGAAAACTTATCCTTTCGGTTTGCACGGAAATCTGACGCTCTTCTTGTTAACTCACGGGAAACAAGAGCGGTGTCACGCTCTAAGTTGTAAAACATTGCTTCAATCATTTTTCGGTAAGCGTAGGCTTTGTCTAAATCTTCTGACAGTTTAAGAACTTTTGGGTCAATCGAAACCTCTGCTTTAATGGCAGTGATTCTTTCCCCAGTTGCTTTCTGTGTCATGCGAGTAACCATTAGTCGTGCCGAAGTTACTTCTAAGGCTCTATCTGAGGAACGTTCGTCTACCTGTGCTGCAGACAACTGAGTTGCAACGTAGTTTGACCAAGCAGTTAGGGTGCTAAACAACTCACTTAACTCTTCGCTATCTAGGGTCGTGAGTTCCTTTGGCATAACAGGGAACACGTCTTCTTTAGGTGGGTAAGTAAACCCCTGACCAAGCAGTGTATCTACCGCTTCTTGTGAGGCTGGTCCTAGTCTAAGCGTCATCGTTCTCTCCAAACTGTTCGCATGATTTGCAAGTAAACCCTGGCTTGTTCGTGCATTCTAATGGAGTGTTGTTCTCTACAGCGATTACAACTTCTTTTGCTTTGCGGAATTTATCCTCTACCAACTCAAAGTCAGCCTTGACTACAAACTCCTTGTAATCTTGGTCAGCCTTTAGTTCGTACAAAAAGACAATTTCGTTTACCTTATGCCCTGCTCGTTTCATTAATTCAAGGTAAATCTGTCCTTGCATAAGGTGAGTTCTAAAAGGACGACGGATACCTCGCCACGCTGTTTGAAGGTCTCCGTCTGCTTTTGCAATTAACTCAGGAGCCTCAAATCTTAAAGTTCCTGTACCAATTGACTTAATTTCAATAAGGCAATCATCACCAATATTCTTTATCCAACCATCGGCATGACCAGCAATTCTTAAATCAGTGTCAATTAAAGGTACTTCTTCGTAAGTTAAAAAATTAGGATAAGCGTTGCAACCAGGGCAAAGTTTAGGTGAAGTACCTATAAAAAGAGTTGTACAGACAGCACACGACCAAGTGCCATGAAGAGTACCCATCTCATTAAACCACTTTTGCCATTTAGCGTGGATAAAATGCCCTTCGTCAAAGATTGACTGCAACCGTAAATTAGGGTTCGTCTTCTTGACAGATACGCCCTTTAACGCAAAATAAGATGCTCGTAAACACCAATCAGCCTTTGCCATTTCTGACGGGTGTAGAACATCTGTTCGACGGTCCTCGGGTTTTTTTGCCATGAGGTGTCGCTCAATGTCACCAATCAGTCTTGGACTAGCCTTCTTTGCGTCTAAGAAACGCTTTAAGTCACTGCTCATCCCAATCGTCCAATCCCATAATGTATTGCTCTAATGTCATCTTCTTTTTGTAACTTTTCTTCCACTTTCGAATTAAAGCGTTACGTTCACGATGTGACATACCGCCCCAAATTCCATGTGGCTCTTCTCTTTCTACCGCATCCCACAGACAATTAAGTCTGACAGGACAAGGGTTCTTTCCGTTCTCGCCAAAACAATAAGATTTTGCTTCATCAGCAATTACTTTGTAAAGGTCTTTGTCACGTGGGGGGTAAAAGATGTCGGTGTCGGCAACGCCTTTGCACCGTGCTTTATACCTCCACGCATAAGTAGGTTCATCCATTCACGATTCCTGTTCATAAGTTCTCTCTCATTTCTAGGTAATCGTCTTCAAGGAGAACCACGTAGTTCTCCCCATCTAGATGTAAACCAAGTACGGGTATTCGGCTATCTAAGATTGCCTCTCTCACTATTTTCTTTAAGACCTCTGATTTAATGGTGACTTGCTTCTTGCCAGTCCACTTATGTTCAATCAGTAAATCCTTTGAACGTACGTCTCCCTTTCGCGACCAGAAGGCTCCAGAAGCAGCAGTACGAGAACCGTCAACCTTTTTGGCTATTCGTTCTTCGTGTTTGCGTGATTGCTTCTGTCCTTCTGATTTCATTTTGCTGGTGCTTCAAACATGTGATTCTTGGTCTCACCAAGAACAGCGATGGTTGATGCAACGGTCTCAGTTATATCCATAACAATGACCATTAAATCTTCGGGGTGACCACTCTCGTGGATGTTGCGACCTGTAAACATCGAGTCTTTACTACGCACAACTTTGTTTACAATTTCTAGGAACTGGTCCATAGAAAGAAACCAATTTGGTCCTTCACCCAAGGTCAATCACCTTCTTTCGTAACTCTTCCATGAGGTCGATTTCCTCACGGATGCTTGCAATAACAGATTCTGTGCCCTGCCATTTACGCTCACCATAGTAGTACCAACCACCCTTGCGTTCAATGATGCCATGCAGAACTGACATGGCTGCAATTTCTTTGGCAAAGTCGTACTCGCCTGGTTCACAAGAACCGCCCTTATCAAAGTAAAAGTCAAAGAAAGCCACTCTTTGTGGGGGTGCGGTCTTGTTCTTTAGGGTACGAATCTTGATGGTCTGCCCAACACGTTTCTTGTCGTTGCCAGTTCCAGCCTCAATCCATTCGTCACGACGAACTTCAGAACGAGTAAAGAATGCGTAGTTCTTTCCCTCTCCTCCAGGAGTAGTGCGTGGGTCTCCGTGCATTACGCCAATTTTCATACGGTATTGGTTGATGACCAGTCCTAGTACAGGACGTTCATCTTCTACCAAACTTCTTTTGATTGCTGAACCCACCACTCTAAAGAACTTGTTGGTCAACAATGCTCCACGTCCAACTGTCATCTCATCCATGTTCTTCTCCATTTCAGGAGATGGAGACAGGGCTGGCAATGAGTCAATAACGATTGCGTCAACAGCCTTAGACTCAGCAAATGCAATTACTGCATCGTAGGCTTCTTCCATAATGTTGGTTTCAATAACGATTACACGCTTAGTGTCTACTCCACACATTTGAGCGTATTCAGGAACCCACTGCTCTGCAGCAACCCACACGGTTGTGTGGTCTGGGTTTAACTTTTGATTGGCAGCAATTGTTTTTAGAGCGACAGCGGTTTTGCCGTGAGAAGATTCGCCAATCAACTCATTCCATTGGTTTCCTGGAAAACCTCCACCTAACACAAAGTCAAAAGTTGTTGACCCTGAAGTAATTCTAGGTATCAAATCCTCACGGATGTCAGATGCAACAACAACAACGTTATCTCCAAACCTCTTGTTTAATAGTGCAGCGACTTTTTTTGCTTCGTCGTTAATCATCCTTGTTCTCCTTTGTTGCAACTAATAAATCATTTACTGTTAGTAAATACCCTTTACTCATGTTCGGCGGTATGTCACAAGAGATAGGTCTACCAAACGACTCTACAGCGTATCTGAGTATAGAGGTAGGCACTGACACCATTGTTTTTTGCAAAACAAATACCCAATAGTCTGCTTTTGTAACTGATAACCCTGAAGGCTCCCAGCATTTACAAGATAAGTGGTAGCACTCTGTTTCAATGTACAAGTTATTTGTACGTACCCATTGACGGTCTGTCTTTACCTCAACGGTTTTACCTGAAGTATGAAGTTCTTTAACAAGAGCCTCTCCTTCTTGACCAAATTTTAAATCTAAATCAAAGTCAGAAAGTTTGCTCATCCGTCAACACGACCAATAATGTTTTGTGGATTCCAATTATTTTGACTGTCATTTCCTAAAGAAGATTTAACGGCTCCTTCAACTTGGGCTCCTGTCAAACTTCCGTACCTGCTACCTGATTGGGATAATGGGTAACCACAGTCGTAACAACGAGGGGCTGCGTTTTGAATCGCCATGTAGTTGTTGCTGTAGCACTCAGGGCAAGACTGAGTTTGTTTTGCGCTTTGGGCTTTGCTCTCAGGGGCTAAGGGTTGAGGAGGCGTGTAACGTGTCATGGGCTGTTGTGAGGGGGGCATTGGAGGGGAGACATCTCGACGTGGTTGTGGAGCGTTATTCTGTAACTTCTTTGCCCACCAGTCAGCATTGGTCATTTTGTACTCCTTGGTTTCCGTGGTCCTACAGTTAACAATCCTATATCAACCATCTGAGCAATGCACCCAACGACAGCAGCAATTGTTATGTCTTGGTTTCGGGATTGGTACAGTTCCCAAAACTCGTCTGGAACGTCTACCTCTGTACGCATTGCTTTGGCTTTTTCTAACTCTGCCATGGCTTTTGATATTGAATAGGTTTGAGTCAAAATAAGTGGAATTAAGTGCTCAATCTTCTGCACACGCTTATCGCTATCCTGTTGTTCCATCTCGGCAACTTCATCGCTTACTGCGGTAGTGCCAGCAATAACGCTTAACGAGAAAGCGTCTTGAAGTTGAGAATCAAGGAATAACCCTCGAACTCTGTACATAACTTCTGCAGCAAACCTATCCCCATCAAACTCAAACTTCTTTTTACGTTTAAACCAACTCATTTTGCTTCTCCCCATTTCTGGACAATGTGTGTATCAGCAATCAACGGGACAAGCATGTCTGGAAGTTTTACGCCTTCCATAGATTCTCTAATTGCTGCAGCCGTTTCTTCGGCTAAGTGGTCTGGTGCAATTGTCACCAGTTCGTCGTGTACAGTCAATAGCACATTGACGGTTGGCTCATTTACGAAACAAGAATGTGCTCGTACCATTGCAAGTTTGATGAGGTCAGCAGCCGAGCCTTGAATTACTGTGTTAAAGGCTTGGCGTTCTGCACGGGACTTTGGACCCATGTCAGGACTGTTCAATTCAGGAATGTATCTACGTCTGCCTAAAACTGTAGAAACGTAAGGCAAAGGACGTTGTTGTCGTGCAATTCGAATAACGCGGTTTCTGTAATGATTAATAGAAGCAAACCTATCGTTAAACAAATCCATAAGTTGATGGGCTTCTTTAACGCTACACCCAATCTGGTCAGCAATCTTTTCTGGACCAATCCCGTACGCAATAGCAAGCACAAGAACTTTTCCAGCACGACGGTCAACACCCATACGACCACCGATTGTCGTGTAGATGTCTCCACCTTCTATGTAGTTCTTAATGAATGCGGGGTCTTGCGAAAATGAAGCAATGATTCTTGGTTCAATCTGTGAGTAGTCAGCAACAATCAACTTATGCCCTGGAGGAGCAATAAACAGGTTACGGATTAACTTTCCGTACTCACCTTGAGATGGAATGTTTTGAAGGTTTGGCTCACTACTAGAGAAACGACCAGTCTCTGCTCCATAAGACTTAAAGTTAGTATGGACTTTGCCACTAACTAAAAGACTCTGACGATTAACCATCTTTGATTTACCGCCAGTAGTGCGTGTTACTTCACCACCTGCGTAAGGAGTTACATAAGTAGTCATCAACTTATTTAAATCTTGATACCTCATTATTGCTCCAACTAAAGGGTCTTTCTCACGGTAGTACTCAAGGGCTTCAGAACTTACAGAGTAATGTTTAATCTGAACCTCTTCGCCATTTCTCATTGCCTCTAATCCTTTAGGGGTCAACGCAATTTTAATAGTCTTGTTTGGGCGAATACCTCTTCCACCTTCAGACTTGGGGGTAAACAAAATATTCTGTTTTTCTGGAATTGAGTTCATGTGAAACTCGCGTCCTGCAAGTTTGTAAGCCTCGCCAGTTACCTCAACAATGTCTTTTTCAATCTTAGTTTTTAAACGGGCTAACTCTTCAGTATCAATAAATGCTCCAGTAAGTTCCATGTCTGCTAAGACAAGAAGCAAGTCCATCTCTAATCGCCATACAGTTGTCATCCCACGTTCTTTTAATCGAACGTTGTAAATTTTGTATAACTCCCACGTTGATTCAGCATCAATACCTGCATACTTTGCAACATCACTAAATGCGTGTTTCTCTACAGCGTGACCAATTCCTTTGACAACAACTTTTCCTAGTTCACGCTTTGCACAGTCGTCAAGACCAAGCATGTTCTTTGTGCGATTATCAAGAATGAATGCTGCAACTAACGTATCAAAGTATGGTTTGGTGGGTACGACTCCGCGATAGTACTTAGCAACTGCTTTGAGGTCGAACTTAAGGTTGTGTCCAACTTTGGTTTGGTTACTAAACAATAGAGGCTTGAGTGCTTTAAACACATCCCCTGGGAGGAGTTGGTCGGGAGCAGTATCGAAAACTGGTGTCCAACTATCTTCGCGTTTTGA